CGGCCGTCAGAGTGATGCCATAGCCGCCCGTAGAGGGCGTTCCAACGATAAACCGACACCTAGGGTCGTCCTGGAATTTACGTATATTATCTTGTCTTTCATCTTGAGGCGTGAGCCCATAATAGTCAACCACGGATCCCGGACCATGGACCTTGACAATTTCTTTAATTATACTTGTTATATCATATTGATAATGAGCCCATATAATTGCTTTTCCCTCCATCTCAGATATTACATTCATCAACTCACTGATTCTATTATTATCTATAGGTTGTGTGCTACCATCATCTGCGGTAAAATGTCCACATGTGATTTGATGTAATCTCATTAATTGAGTTAATACAGTCACGGTGCTTGTAACTTTACCATTTAAGTGTGCAAGTGCTGTTTGCTTCATTTGAATGTAAAGTTTTCTTTGATCTGGTGTTAAAGTAATTTGTCTTTTAGTCCAATTCTTTTCTGGTAAATCCAGGCAATCTTCTTTTAATACCCTGTAAGAAAATTCTTTTAATTGATCAGATAATTCACCTAAATTTTTAAATTTATCTACAATTTGTATTGATCTACCTCTCACATTTAAGGTTTTCATTTCTGCATATCTGTTTCTAAAGGCATAATAGGAAGTAAAGTCCAATAACCACGGATCAAGGAACTCACATTGACTGTATAAATCTAAAGGGTTTTTAGTAACAGGAGATCCTGTCATTATTCTTCTATATTTAGTTTCAGTGGATAATTTAAGAATATTTTTAGTTCTTTTAGCTGAAGGATTTTTAATAGTTGTACTTTCATCAATAACCATCAATGTATTATGGCAAGATATATATTTATGAGCAAATTCCGTTCCTTTGGTAGTACTAAAAGCTTCTACATTCATAATTAAGATATGAAGTAATTCTTCTGGCTCAAATAAAGAATCTAATTTTTCTTTTTGTGTTTTTGTAATATTTGCCTGCCACAAAATAGACACATTTTCAATGTGGTCTGGTAAGTGAGTGGGTAATTCTTGTTCGTACCAAGTTTTAATAACACCTTTTGGTGCGATAATTAGCACGCCATCTATTTTGCCTTTATCATAAAGCATAGCAGCATTATCAATTAATACTTTTGTTTTACCTGTACCCATTTCCATAAAGTAGGCATAGGTTTCTTTGTTCCATGACTTTTCTAATGCGGTCATTTGATGCGCATACGGTTTTGTTTTAAATTTATATTTCATTTTTCTTCTTTCTATGGGTTGACATATAAACCTTGATGCACTATATGTCAAGCATGAAAGAAGAAAATATAGTTTATGTAGTTCAGGAAATTCCAGGAACCCAAGCAGGTAGCCCTAAAATAAACATTTTAGGAGCTTCACAATTCGGCAGAATGAAATTTTTATTACCAGAGTTTTCTCAAATAATATTTTCTCCTGGTCCTTTAATTTATAAATTAAGAAAAAATCTAAAGGATTTTAAAGAAGGAGATTTTTTATTATTAACAGGAGATCCTGCAATAATAGGTGTAGCATGTTCTATAGTTTCTAATATCACAAATGGTAAATACAATTTATTAAAGTGGGATAAACAAGAAAGAAAATATTATCCTATTGAAATTAACTTATACGAGAAAGGAGAAATAGATGAGTAATAGAAGATACATATTAAAAGAAAGATTAAAAGCTACAGAAAAATGGATTGAATATTTTTTAGATGTAGAAAAAAACAGATCAATTTCTAAAAAAGCTCTTAAAGCTCTTAACAGAGACAAACCTTTTTTAGGATTTATTTTTGGAACTATATACCTGCCTACTAGAATTTGGGATTTTATTTCTGATATAATTTGGTGGAATAGATATCGTAAATGTTGCAAGGAAGTAGAGTTTATAAAACAGGAGTTAAAAAATTATGATTGATTTTGAAAAAGACCAACAAGACGCAATGAAGAAAACTGATAATATTCAGTCTCTTGCGGATCAAGTAGAAAAACTAGAATCTTTAACTAAGAGACTAGACTTACAAGAAGATAATATAAAAAGTACAAAAAAAGAATTAGAACATTTATCTGGAGAGGTTATTCCAACAATGATGGCTGAGATGGGTTTATCTCAACTAAAATTAATGGATGGATCTCTGGTAGATGTTAAGCCTTTTTATAGCGCAAACATTACTGTAGCTAATAAAGAAAAGGCTTTTAACTGGCTTCGTAACAATGGATTAGGGGACATAATCAAAAACGAGATATCCGTGTCCTTTGGTCGCAACGAAGAAAACAAGGCAGCTGATTATGCTGTTCTTGCACAAGAGCGTGGGTTTCAACCAACACAAAAGATGAAGGTTGAGCCCATGACTCTTAAAGCGTTAGTCCGTGAGCGTACTGAGGCAGGTAAAGACATGCCAACGGAACTTTTCAACATATTTGTTGGAAATAAAACAACAATAAAAAGGAAACAATAAACATGAACCAAGTACAAAAAAAAGAAGAAGCAGGTGCATTGTCTACGAATATATTCGAAGCTGATGCAAATGCGGGCTCTCAGAATATGACGCAAGAAGACCTTGCGTTACCATTTCTGAAAGTTTTAGGACAATTATCTCCAGAGGTTAATAAACAAAACGCTAAGTTTATTAATGGTGCAGAACCTGGAATGATTGTAAACAGCGTGACCAAAGAGCTTTATGATGGGGCAAAAGGTATAAATGTTATACCAGTCCATTATGAAAGACAATATGTCGAATGGCAGGACAGAGGTCAAAGCACTGGCGCTCCTGTAGCAATCCATAGTGTAGATAGTGATATCATAAGTACAACTACTCGTGATAAATCTTGGAAGGATAGATTACCAAATGGTAATTACCTGGAAAACACTGTTAATCACTTTGTGATTCTTATGGGTAAAAGTCCATCAACAGCGTTGATATCTATGAAGGCTACTCAATTAAAGATTAGTCGTAAATGGAATTCAATTATGATGGGTCTTAAGCTTCAAGGTAAGAATGGCTTATTTACGCCGCCAACATATAGCCACATTTATAATCTAAAAACTGTTCAGATGTCTAATGACAAAGGAACATGGTTTGGATGGGATGTATCTAAAGTTGGTCCGGTTACAGATAAGGGTGTTTACGAAATTGCTAAAAGCTTTGCTGATAAAAACAGTAAAGGTTTAGTAAAAGTTAAACCAGAAACTCAAGAAGAAACAAAAAGAACTTTAAATTTATAAGTTCCTGCGGGAGTGGGCGGTTAAGCGAGAGTGGACCCGCCCACTAATAATTATGAATAAGAAGTTTGATAAAGCTCCTGTTAATTACGAAGATTGGTTAAATCTGGGAAGGGTTATTATACCCTGTCTCAAGGGTAAACCAGTTGTCAGTGATTGGTCCAACCCAAATTTTAAGATCACGAAAGAAGAATGGAGAGCAAGCTACACACACTGCGAAATAGCACTAAGACTAGATCAAGATATAGATCTTGATATAGATAATGATTTAGTAAAAAGATTTATAACAAGTTACATAAAATCTTGTGATGCTGTCTCTGGTAGAAGAGGCAATCCAAGTAGCCACTATTGGTGGAAAGGTAAAGCACCATTTAAACAATTTGTTTTACCAAATGAATTACAAAAATATTGTGAAGGTTTTCCTCATGGTTTAACTCTTTGTGAAATAAGACATGAGTCAAAACATTATACAATAGTACCAGAATCAAAACACAGTAAAGCAAACGAAACTGTAAAATGGGAAAGGTATCAAGATATAAGTGAATATCCTGGCAATTTAAGTGTTGATGTAGGTAAAATTGCATTAGCAACGGCTCTATGTATTACATATGCAAGTTCTGGACAAAGAGATGCCTACTGCACTGCAATTGCAGGCGCATTAATAAAAAACACAGAATGGACTGAAAAGGAAATAGATGATTTTGTTTATGATGTAGCAACAGCTGCAAACGATGATGAAGTAGAAAAAAGAAAAGCAAAAGGAACAAGTAGTAAAAAAGCAAAAAGAAAATTTGGAATGCCTAAACTTGCTGAGATTATAGGCTGTTCTACAAAAACAGTATCAACTTTGTTTAGTTGGATAGGTATAAAAGAAGCAACAACAGAAGAAGCAAAAGAATCTATTGGGGATATTACAGAATATGGAAGTGATAGATATTTTGTAAAAATAAATGCTGTAGTGCAAGGTAAACCAGTTGAAAAAACAATAACAGTAGATGGCCCAACACTTAGAAATAAAAAATTATTTTATGACGCTGTAATTAGTAAAGCATCTGTCTGGATCCCAGAAATGAAAGTTACAGATTTTGAAGAAATAATGAGAAGAAAATATGAAGCTAGAGAAAAATCTAAAGACTATGTTGAAGATGCAGAAGAAGATTTAAGATTTGTAAAACATTTTAAAAATTATATTACAGAAGAAAAAGTATATACTAATAAAAAGGAACTGGCTTACTTTGGTATGCCTTACTTTAATCAAGAAAAAAGTACTTTAGAATTTAATTTAGATAAGTTTGAAGATTACTTACATAGACAAAAAGTAAATTTACCTAGAGTTGATCTAGTTATTAAAATTCAAAGAGTTTTAAAAGCAAAAAAGAATCACGGTAAATTTGGAAAAGAACAAAAATCGTGTGTGTCATGGAGAATGACAGAACAAACAATTGATAAAGAAGATTTAATAGTAGATGGAGAATATAAGGAGTTGCCAGATGAAACAGCCTAAATTTATATCAGGACCTCCAGGTACAGGTAAAACCACAAGGTTTTTAACAGGTAAATACTTGGATTTATTAAAGAATTTTACCTATGATAGAATTATAGTTTTATCCCACACCAGGGTTGCAGCGGCTGAAATAAGAGATGCAATATTAAAATTACCAGAAGTAAAAGAAAAAGGTCTCACAAAGAAATCTTTAAAATATAAAATATGTACCATACACAGTTTTTGTAAAAATAGATTGGTTGGTAAAAAAGAAGTATTTAGTTATACAGACCACATTAATTTATCAAGACAAGATTCTATGTTTAAACTTCAAAGAGTTAATGAATCGGAGTTTAATAACGATAGACATAAATTTTATAAATATTTATCTGACGCACATGGCAGAGGAAAAACTCTAGAAGAACATTGGAGAGAGTGTGATAAAGCATCTTACAAACCTTATAGTTTAAACTCAATAAAGGATATGGAAGAAATATATGACGCATATAAAAAAGAAAATCATATATGTGACTATGCTGATATGATACAGGATTTTATTGATAAAGCAATTGAACCTGACATAGATGCATTAATTGTTGATGAAGCACAAGACAGTAATGTTCCACAGAGAAAAGCTCTTGATAAAATGGCAACCAGAGTAAAAGAATATTATTTTGTTGGAGATGCAGACCAAACTATATTTGAATTTGCAGGATCTGATGCAGATTATTATCATAGACTATCAAAAGATGCAGAGGAATTAGATCAAGGTCTTAGATGTGGTAAAACAATAAATGAATTATGTAAACAAATTATAAGACCTATTTGGGACCATTATGGTTATCAAAGAATATGGAAACCTGCAGAAGGTATAATTGGTAAACACTATTATCTGCCTAGCTTACAAACTAATTGCAGTGCTATGCAAACATTATTAGAAAAAATTAAAAATACCGATGAGACTTTTTTATTTACATATAGAGGGACTCCTTCTGATTCTTGGGTGAGGAAATTTTTAAAGCACCATGGTATAGAGTTCGCACATGTAGGGAACACGGCCCACGTGCCAAAAAAAGAAATAAGATGTCATAAATTATGGCCTGAATTTACTGAAGGTAAACCTATGCCTTTGAAACAAATAAAAGATTTTTGGGACTATATAGGCAGTAAAGTAATTGTTCACGGTAAAGGAGAAGCAACTTTTGAAGACTGGATTAAGAAAGACTACTCAATAAATGATTTAATAAATAAAAAATATTTAAAACCAGATTCTATTAACCATAAAGACTTTGTATTAATAAGAACTAAAACAGAAGAAGACAGAATTAAATATATAAAAAAAATATTACAAAGAGGTTTTGATTTAGAAGGTGATGTCAGAGTTAAATATGCAAATATACATACAGTAAAAGGTCTTACATTCGATAATGTAATTGTAGATTTAACAGCAACAAGATTAGAAAAATATTTCACACAATTAAGATTAAAGTATGTAGCTTATAGCAGAGGAAGAATAGACTGTTGGACAATTGCATCACAAGGAAAATATACACTAGGAGGTAGATAATGATGGACTTAACAAGTGAAGAAATTTTATTATTTATGATAACATTTTATTTTGCAATTAAACTTTATTTGGAATTTGTAATATGAGCGATGACATATATAAAAAACAGGTAGGTGGAACTCACTATAAATCTATGGAGATTCAACCATCAGAATTTATTAACAAAAATAATTTACCTTTCGCCGAAGGAAACGCAATTAAATATTTATGTCGCCACAAACAAAAAAACCAGAAGGAAGATTTATTGAAAGCTAAACATTATATTGATATGGCAATTGATAGAGATTATCCTAATGAAGCGAAAGAAAAATAATGTGTAACACTCCAGAAGATTTAGATTTAAAAGGTATTAGTACTGTTGCTGTCGATATAGAAACATATGATCCCAATTTAAAAACAAAAGGATTAGGTGCTATCAGAAATGATGGTTTTGTTTGTGGTATTGCTGTTGCTACAGGTAAAGATACTACTTATTTCCCACTACACCATGCAGATACAGAACTTACCATGGGTAAAAAATTAAAAATATGGAAGGTTTTAAACGAGAAAATATTTCAAAACGAAAAAATTACAAAAGTATTTCATAATGCAATGTACGATGTCTGTTGGATTAGAGCGGTTACAGGCTCTATGATAAAAGGTAGAATTGTAGATACTATGATAGCTGCATCCGTTATTGATGAAAATAGATTTAGATATTCGTTAGACTCTTTATCAAAAGATTATTTAAATGAAGCTAAATATAAATACGATCTACAACAAAAAACTTTAGAATGGTCTGGTGGTATGGTGAAAGATCCTATGTCTAACATGCATAGACTGCCTTCATCTATTGTAAAAGATTATGCAAAACAAGATGTAAATTTAACTTTTAAGTTATGGAATTTATTTAATAAAAAATTGGACGAAGTATTATACACTAAAGAGGACGGAGAGCAAAAAACTTGTAGAAAAATATTTGAATTAGAAACAAAATTATTCCCGTGTTTAGTTGACATGAAATTTAAAGGGGTTAAAATAGATGTCCAAAAAGCTAAAAAGTTTGG